TTACATGCTTTCAACCAGCTCACAGCTTATTGCTAGGTTAGATCTATACTTGGCAATATCATTATTAATACAGTGGACCAACTCTTCTAGGTCATTTAGCATCTGGCGTTGGTAGCATAAGAAATAATTACTGTAAGTTCTGTCATTAATTTTTATCCCACTAAACAACAATCGTCCTTCAACCGTGTAGATAGTCCACAAATCATATAGCTCAAAATGTAATGTCATACGTGCTACAAGCGACGACAACTCCTGTAAGGTATGCTTACCACCCCTAGGTGCTTCACGGCCATCTACGACGCATCTATCGAACATCTTAAGCGCAAGATACTCTACAACCATATCAAAGCACTCTGACCAGTCCCATAATTCGTTATCACCCCAAATCAACAAAGACGCCAGCGCTTTAGCGTGACGACTCTCAATCAATGCAATAGCTGCGGCCTTATCCTCCCAGTTCACTTCAGGAGGCAATCCACCTTGGCCAATATCAAACTTCACGGTCTTGGCACCCATGCCCTGTTTAAGCCATTCACCGCTGAGTAACTCTAAGCGTGGACTGGTGCCGAATCTTTTAGCTAATAGTTTGGTCATTTTGAGTCCTCAATTTAATTTATCGATATACTTTTTTATACCGCGTTATTTCGCCAACTGTCGTCTGTCATCAATCTCACATAAGACAATATCAACGCGGCCACCAGGGATGATCTCTTTGCCTCGCTTGGTCAATATCTCATCGACCTGGCTATCATTTTTTATAAACTGAGCTTCTTCCAAGGCGTCCAGTATCAGCTTATTGCGATTATCGATATCTGAGTCTCGCTTATCTGCTGCATACAATGTTACCTCCACTGCTATTCGCTTCTCAGATGGCTTAGAAGGCGCGTAACGTCCAATGGCTTGGTAAGCGGTGCGCTTAAACTCTCTCGACCGCTCAGTGAGTATTACGCTGCCATTGCGAGCGCGTTCTGTGTAGTCATTCACGCTTGGCGGCATACTTGGAATCGATAATTCTGCTATCAGGGTGAGTCTTGTCATTACCATACTCTCGCTATCAAGAAGACGACTGAGGCGGTAATACCGATGGCGAACAGTGAGTAGCTAATCCATAAAGCTGTCATGCGGTATTTTTTGAACGTCTCGTATAGCGTCCAGTCTTGATGATTTACATGGTTGCCTGTCTGCATGGCCAATTGGTAAAAGCGTCTGGCATCAAAGTGCAATTCCAAAAATCTTGCTAGTGTGGCAAATACAAATCCGAGTAGCGCAATGATCAACATGGCTTTTTCTAAGGTGCTGTACGTTTGCTCGTGGTCCACCAATGCGAGGAAGAAAACAGCGACCGCACCGATACATGAATTGGTCACATAAGCGGACAATCTATTGCCCGCGTTTTTGGCATTTTGGTGATAGGTAGTTATCTGTTCTTGGTTGCTCATACTGATTTTCCTTATTTAATTAGTTTATAGTGTTTGACTTATCGTCTGTATCCCATGTATAGTAAGGGTTCTTGGATTAACGCCGTTTAATTCAAACCTCGTAAAATCTCTATTGTTGTCAATTCTTTTCTATTGTTGGACAGTCATTGTCCCCACTTATAATCCTTTACCTATATAGCTTTCCGAATTGTTGGTGACAAATACGGGGGTATACCCTTATATTTTTTATTCCGTTAGATATATATACCCCTATATATTTGTCCCCAACAATGATGTAACCCTTAGTATATATAGCTTATAATTGGGGACATCATGTGCCCAACAATTGGCAACAATGAAAATTAAGCGGTTTGCATATTTTCATCATTAAAGTTATCGGGCGTGATAAAACACACTCTTTTACGCCCTCGGCCCGAAAATTGATCAATAGAAACCTGCATGATTTGATTTTCAATTAATAACGCTTTAAATACTTGATCACGGTCATTCGGCTTAGTTGAAGCGAACAACCTACTGAGCTTAGATAAATCTCTTTGCGTTACCCCTCGAACTCCTGATCGGCTTACTAAATCAAGCACATTAAGATAAAGCCTGTGGAACTCACCATCAGCCACATTGGTTGCGGCGGCGCGCATAAATCTTTTGCCATAAAACACCACATAAGCAATGCACCAGTCTGCTATCAAGTCGGTAACAACAGGATTTTCTGAGTTTTCACAAACTGCCAAGGCAGTCGCCAAGCGCATCGAGTTTTCAACCCAGCGCCGTGTTAAATCAGGCAGTTGGAATAATCCTGCTTTTTCTTGCGCCTCTAACTCATCAAGAAGATCATCAAACAAATCCATTGCTTCATCACTGATCACTACTGTTTTTGGCGTCGGTGTCAAATCATAGCTTTCAACCTTGCCGGTCAAATCAGTCCGACTTTGCGCTTGCGGATGACGAATATCTTGGGCCCACTCTTTTAAGTGTTCTGGTACCGGCTGCTTTTTAATACGGCGTCGCTCAGACAAAGGATCGGACACCTGAATAACGACCTGTCTATTCAAGAAGCCATCTTCGATCTCGCCCGTGCTTAGATTGTCAAAAATTTGACCGGGCGTACCGATACCGAGTGTCGTTATAGCAGGCCAATGAATGACAATATTTTTTTCAGCCGTCGCCTTGCCTTTAGCAATATCGCCAAGCTGACTGTAGTTTTTAGGAATCATGTAAGACGTGGTAGCAGAATAAGCCTCGGTCAGCGTGCTAAATGCTTCAGCCATCTGTCCGTTATTGGCTTTGCGAGCAGTAGCCAATTGCTTACCAACTTCATCAGTCACCTGAATATGACAAGGGGATTTACATAGCGCGGTATAGACAGCGCCAGGGGATGTGTTACCACTACCTGATAGCAAGTCCTGTAATCCGGACTCGACCAAGAATGTTTGAATGGATGTTTTGGCATAGTTCTTACCGATACCCGTATCAGCCAGTAACATAAAGAACATTGAGCTGGTGTTGTTTTCTTCAGAAGCGTAATTGCGACCTGCCAATGTGCAAGCCAATGACAGCGCCGTAAGTACCGTTATTTCTCGCTGCGGTTGGCGGCTATTACCTTCAATCCAGTCGGTTACTTCTTTTAGCTTATAGACGGGTATCGTTTTCAGATAATCAGGTACCTGCTCAGCATTGCTATATTTTTCAATCATCACGTCCTCGGCGTCATAATCGATATCTTGCGAGCTAACCACGCCAACACCTGACTTTGTATTAATCCAGCCGTTATCCTGCGCCATGTGAAAGATGGTCGGCACATCAACACTATCCAATCCCTTATGACGGAATGAGCGCCATACTCGGTACTGATCATCATGATCATACTTATCACTACCCGCTGACCAGTCGCACCACATGCCATAAGCACGCTTATCATTGCTAGTGAATAAGCACATGCCGACACGTAACCACGTATCACGATCATCGTTATCGATAAATGGCAGCGCTTCCAATACGTCGTAATATTGCCCGTCATCCATACCGAAGTTAATAGCCACATCATTATTGCTGTCCGTGGCTTGTGACGAGCTAAATGAGCGAATCCAATCGGGCAATGGTCCCGCTACGGCACCATCGAGCGGACAGCTTGACGCTTCCCAAACGTACTCGCCACCAGAGATATGATTGCTAGGTTCCGCGATAATGTAACCATTTAGCTTTACATCGACACCTTTACCAAGCTTACCGGGCAACGTACCATCAGGACGTAAGAACAAACGATGCTCACCCGCCCCGCCGGTCAACTGGACCACGTCAGCGACGAGCTCACCGTGTTCGGCTTCCAGTTCTTCCATGGTGTAGTCACCACCGTTACGTGGGTCGATGTCGATTGCGCACAATCCACTACCCGCCAAATAAACAGCGATATTCGCTTCAGGATATGTGGTAAACCATTCAGTAATGACCGCTTTATCACTGGTAGATGAATCCTGACCGCGTGGCGCCAATGCGCTAATCGGATGCTTGCCCGGTGACTTGCACTCAGTACCGCACGCACATTTACCGTCGACTATCTGGAAGCATGGAAATATCTTCCAACCAAGGTCAGCGTAGGCCAGTGCTGTTTTTAGGTTAACCGATTGCTCTTGCATATTATTTTCACTCATTATAAAATGACCTCTACAGCTTCATGTTCAAAAGAAAATCGAAACCCCAATCAATTCGTCGTTGATGGGGTTTTTCTTTGCACCATTGTTTGTCATAAGATTTCATCCGCCAATATCCAACCAATCAATGCTTTTCCGCGGCAGATGTTTACGATATCCAGCGAGTAACTGTTTTTAAGTATGACAATCGCGTTCTTCGTCCCTGCTTCGTTAAACCCAGCCGCTTTAAAGTCTTCCCTGTCTAAAAGCTGACCTTTCTCAAACTTATCCCGCATCGCTTCCAATCTTTTGACCTTGTTTGGATCACGTTTATCTAACATAACTACCTCGTAAAAAATTGGAATAAACCGTAAATAACGACTAGCAAAAGTAAGACGTTGCAGCTAACCCAAACACGCCGCCAAAACTGCATGTTTACCGATTCTTTACGGTCGCTTTCTTTTTTAATCGTTTGATGATTTGTAACTCTTAAATCATCCTGTTTGTTTTGCTTAATAGTGCGAGCCAATTCAAGGCTTGCTGTACGTTCATTGAATTTCATACCTACCTCATCTAAAAATGATGTTGATAAAATCAGGCGAGTTAACGCTAGTGCGTAACATGGTTGCCATGGCTTCGGCGGTGCGACGATCACAATAGACGTCATCCTTGTCTTTCAACTTGATACCCATCACAGCGGCCAAAATTGCAAAAAGCTCAAGGTCGCCCTTGCCTTCCGTCGTGTCTTTAATACGACTCATTTTGCTTTCACTAATACCAACGGTGTCAGCGACAACGCTTTGCCCTTTGTCTGCAAGACGCTGCAATAAAATGCGATGGTTATCTCGTGCGATTTCACGGTGTTCATCTGATAATGCATGTATCGGGGTGTGGCACATGGTTAGGCTTCCTCTGGTTGTTCGTTGATAAAAAAGTCACATAGACCGTGATAGGTTAGTTCGCCGTTACTGGCGTCAGCCAATCGCTTCAATGCAGCTAAAGGCGGGACTTTTCTTTTGTGGATTAGGTGAGTATTGATGTAAGCGACTGAAAATTCGCTATCAGCAGCAAACGCTTCACGCTCAGACTGGTTCAGGTTTGACCAATAGTTATATAAATCGCTCATTTGATACCTCGGTATTAATAATATGAGTAAATACTACCTAATAGGTATAAACAAGTCAATATAAATAATACCTGACAGGTGATTTTACCTTTGAGGTATAAAAAGGCATAATTGCCATACGAGATAAGGGGCGCATGACATGAGCAAAGAATTTTCAGGTATCGAGGTTATTAGGCGCGAAAATACGAAGAAGTTGATCGCCGACACTGGGCTTACTCGCCAAGAGTTTGCTGATAAAGCGGGGATTAACTACGGATTGCTGGGGCATTACATTGGCAAGAATCCAAGAAAAGCTATTGGTGATGAAATCGCGCAGAGAATAGAGGCTTCTTTTAATAAGCCTTTAAATTGGCTCGACCATGAGCACGGGAAGAATGAGGATTTATTCGAGGAAATAAAAAATAGTGTTACAGTTCAAGTCACTGACGATATGGACGATATGATAGAGATACCGCTATACGGCGTATATTTTTGCTGTGGTGACGGGGATTCTAATTGTGAGTTTCAAGAGGTAAAAGGCACGCGAAAATTCACTCCATCTTTTTTTAGAGATAGAAATATTCAGCCTGAAAACTTTAAGTTGGTTTGCGCGTCTAATAGCAGTATGTCGCCTTACATTAATGATAAAGACGAGGTAGGGCTCAACCTAGCTTCCACCGAAGTACAGGACGGCAAGGTCTACGCCATATTGTTAGACGGCGATAGAATGTTTAAGCAGATATTTAGAGAGGCTGGTGGTGCGCTGAGGTTGCATAGTTTTAATGCAGACTACCCTGATAGACTGGTAACTGCTGAAAATCACAATAGCCTTATCATAGTTGGCGAACAAGTTTATAGGGCGGGATAAATATGTCAAAAGATAAGCCATACGAATACTATTGGATATGCCATTTTTTGAAACACGCCACACCGGTCGATACGCTTCCATTTGGTTGGTGCGTGTATCGTGAGGCTTTGGATTGGGATTGATACAAGGATGTAGTTATGCTTTTAGATAGAGAAATGCAGTTAGCGATTTTGACGGAACTTAGTGAGGTGTACCCTGCGTCCGTAGAGATGGATGGAAGGTACGAGTTCGGAACGGATATTTATCGTAAGTTTATCGCTAACTTAGCCTACCTTGAGGCGCATAAGTTGATTTCTGAAAAGAGTGTTTTGGTTTCTAGGTCGATTGGAGATCATTCCGCTCAACCTAGCCGATCTTCTATAACCCATATCGGTATGGACTTTCTTGCAGATGATGGCGGCTTGTCCGCCATACTGGGAACGGTGACTGTAAAGTTCGAAACTGAGCAATTCAAGGTGCTTTTAGAGTCGATAATCCTATCGTCTGACTTACCTACTGAACGTAAGCAGACAATGCTTGATGCGCTTCGAGAGCTGCCTGCCGAGAGTATGCGACACCTGATAACGAAAGTTGTGGATTCGGGTTGGGATAGTCTAGGCTCTCTAATGATTGTAATTCAAAGCATTTTGCTTTCTCAGTAAGTTTAAATCTTAAGTAACCTATTGGTTGTCTGCGGTTGCCCACTGGCACGAAAAACTCATCACCATCAAAGCTGAAATCTTCTAAATAAAGCTGGGTAGAGTTTTCATAGAGTCTGTCTTTCACGAAGACCATAGTGTTTAGCTTCATTGGTTCACCTATTTTTATGCGTAAAAGCCAGCACGCTTGAGACTGGCTATTGATGGAGAATAGAATGAGTAACGATTTAAAAGTTAGTGGTCCTATCGAGGTCAAAGACAACAGCGCTGAGCGTGTTGCCTACGACTTAATGTCTCTTATAGCTAATAATGAGAACAGTCGAACAGCAACCTGTGCTGCAAAGGAGGCTAGCAAAAGACTGTATTATCTAACTTTATACAAGGAATGCTTGTCAGCAGTTAAGTATGGCACTGTTCCTCAGTCTGATTCTTCCCTAGGATAAAGTCAGTCAATTTTTCAGCACAATCTGTAACTTCGGTAATTTGCTGAAAATCAAAATTTGAACTAGATAACAAAAGCTGGATCATTTCGCGTTTAACTTCGGATTCGATTGGCATAACACCCACCTTTAACAATTAATTTCATATTACTTTATCACTAAACCACCTTAACGGGTGGTTTTTTTATACCTGAAATTCATGCCTAGTGTGAAATTCAGGTATTTTCTTGCATTATATTTAAAAATAATACCTCATAGGTATTGACAGCAAACTACCTAGCAGGTATTATTAACACATCGCAACGACAAACGAGCCGACGAGGCAGCGATTAGTTATTTAAAAACATGATTATTCAAATTTAGTTATTTACACATGCGATTGGTCAGCCAGTCGTATGCAGTAAGCAACTAAACCCATGAGGATGAACGATGGAAAGGAACATCTTGATAGGCATGGTAACGATCATCGCTTTGGCCATATTCATCGTATTACTGCCAAAAGCGTGCGCTACACAAGCCGCCAATGAGCAAGCCGCTGTCGAGCTACACAAAGATAGCATCCGCACTACTTATATAAGCCCCGCTGATCAAGTCTACATAGATTTTGCCAGCGACGATTTTAAGAAAGCCAACCAGCACGCAAATGAATTTTTACGTGCAAATAGGCAAAACGAAACGAAGTAAACAATCAAACGGAAGGAATAAAACAATGAACGCATTTGTCACCCAAGCTGCTAAAGCAAGCAACGCACCAAGCGCCATCGCACCAGTTGCACCGGCCATGGACAATGAAATCGATGTTCTTGCCCGTCATTGGCAAGAAGCGAAAGAAGCTGAAGCAGCCGCAAAAGACCGCCGCATACAAGTCGAAAGCCAAATCACTGAATTGGTAGGTTTCGCTGAAGAAGGTACCACAAACGCTGAAGGTATCTTATTTAAAGTTAAAACCGTCGGCAAGCTCACCCGCTCGCTAGATGATACCGCCATTCGATCAGATTGGGACACGCTGCCCGATGAGATTAAGAAGTGCGTGAAGTGGAAGCCTTCACTCGATACCAAAAATCTACGCTCACTCGAAGCAATGCGCGACGACTTGATTCCAGTCATGGCGCAGTACATGACCACCAAACCTGCTAAACCTAGCGTATCAGTGGAGGTTAAGTAGATGGCCATTAAATTAACGACCACCCGCGAACAAGCGCAAGCAAACGGCGTCAAAGTGCTGGTCTACGGTCAAGCGGGTGCTGGTAAAACAGTCCTTTGTGCCACCACGCCCGACCATAGCAAGACAGTCATTCTATCCGCTGAATCAGGTCTGCTTTCGATTGCCGATGCCGACATACCAGTCGTGCTTATCGAGTCATATAACGACCTATTGGAAGCTTATACATGGCTCACGACGACTGAGCAAGGTCTGTCATACGACTGGATTTGCTTAGACAGTATCAGTGAGATTGCAGAAGTCGTGCTGAACCAAGCCAAGAAAGAATCAAAGGATCCACGCGCCGCTTACGGCGTTATGCAAGAAAAGGTGGAAGACGTTATCCGTGCTTATCGTGACTTGCCTCGCAACGTCTACTTTAGCGCCAAGATGGAATCTTACCAAGACGATGCAAAAGTCGTCCGTTACCGTCCGATGTTCCCTGGTCAAAAGCTGACCGCGAACATACCTTACTTTTTCGATGAAGTGTTTTTAATGAAAGTCGAGAAAGATGATCAAGGCATTCCCCTGCATTACCTGCAAACCCAAGCCGATACTAAGTACCCTGCAAAAGACCGCAGCGGAAAATTAGATATGGCAGAACGTCCTAACTTAGCCGCCATCGCTGCGAAAATTCGTGGCGATAAGCAACAAATCGAAGTAATCCAATCAAACGAAACTGAAACCAGTATCGAAACTAACGAAGCATAAGGAATTTAATCATGGCTCTATTAGACCTGCAGTTTGACCAAACCGAAATCCAAGAAGCACACAAAAACGATTTCGACCCAATTCCAGCCGGTACTTATACCGCTGAAATCACACGCTCTGAGATTAAAGACAACAACTCAGGCAGTGGCAACCGCTTAAGTCTTGGCTTAAAAATCCTTGACGGCCATCACGCTGGTCGCCTTATCTTTCAAGATATCACGCTACGCAATAGCAATCCTATTGCACAGCAAATCGGACGTAAGCAAATGGCGCAGCTTGTTAGTGCGTGCGGCAAGTCATCGGTACAAGACAGCAGCGATTTGCACGGTATCCCGATGGAAATCAAAGTGTCTATCCGTATAGACAAGACTGGCCAATACGACCCAAGCAATGAAGTTAAGAAGTTCGCCGCCATCGCTGGTGGTGGTCGCCCACAGTTTAGCGCACAACCGCAAGTGACTGCCCAAGGTCAACCAACCTCAGCGCAGCAACCTGCAGCAGCTCAAAGTGATTTACCACCATGGCAGCGTGGTTAATCGATAGATAAAAAAAGGGTAAGCAGAACATCGCTTACCCGCCTTTATTTTCATGTGTCAATTGGGTGTAAGTAATCACACAGTCGAACCAGTTGGCACCTCAAAATGAACGCAAACCAAAACGAAAGTAAGGAATAAAACGATGCTTATACGTACCAATCAAATCAAACGCGAAATAACGCCTCTATCGGTTGCTGATCAGTGGCTTGAAGACAATCCTCACCGTAAAGCTGAAAACATGACTGGCATTACCGTCAGTGATGAAGTCCATGCAGCGTATGGCAGAAACCCGTCACGCTTGTTTGATAAAGACAAGCCTAAAGATGAGCTTGCACCCAAGCGTGCTAAGGCTGTCAAAAGAAAGCCCGCTAAGACCTACACCAGAGTGTCAACTGGTCAGATTAGATTTAGCGCAAGCGTCAAGCGGTACAACGATGATTTGGCAAATTTTGAAATGCGTCTAAGAAACAAAGAGCTTATCAAGGTTGAAGACTTTGGCGAACGCTCACGTCAGACCATTTTTAAGATGATCAGACAGCTACGTGATAATGACTTAAACGTGCTCACACTCAGCACCAATGACAAAACAGCAGTCGGCTGGATATTGGAAGACACCTTAGAGGGCTTAAAACATGGCTAGGAATAAACATCCTGGACCATGTTACTACTGCAAAGGTTGGGTAGAAAAAGGTCAAGGACACTTCGAGCGTAATTGTGGCGAATGGCGAACCATTCATGCCGATTGCGTATTTGCTATGCGTGAATTTAAAGAGCGCAAACATCAGGAATCATTAGAAATGGCTGATTTAACCGAACACGTCAAAGACGACGCAACATTGAATGCCTTATATGACGGCATTAAAGCCAAGCACAGCGACTCACCACGTCGTTACCTTGGCGGCTCTATCATTGGTAAGTCATGCGCCCGTCAATTGTGGTACGACTTCCGCTGGGTACACTTTGAAGACTTCGACGGTCGCTTACTGCGCTTGTTTGAAACTGGTCATCTTGAAGAACCACGCATGGTCAAAAACATGCGTGATGCCGGTATCGAAGTTTACGAAGTCGATGATCGTACTGGCCAACAGTTTGGCGTGCAATTCCATGGCGGACACTTTCGAGGTCATGCGGACGGCGTCGCTATTGGCATCAAAGAAGCACCTAAAACGTGGCACTTATGCGAGTTTAAAACGCACAATGACAAGTCATTCAAGCTGCTACTAAAAGACGGCGTTGAAAAATCAAAGCCCATGCACTTTGCACAAGTCCAAGTTTATATGCTGGGCCTTGGCTTAAATCGTGCTTTTTATCTTGCTAAAAATAAGAACGATGAAACGCTCTACGCTGAACGCATCGAGTATGACAAAGCGAAAGCTGAAGAATACGTTGAGCGCGCACGCCGCATCATCTTTGCTGAAGAACCGCCAATGAAGATAAGCGAAAAGCCTGATTGGTTTGAGTGCAGATTTTGCGCCTATTCTGATTACTGCCATGGTGGTGTTGATGTTGTCCCCGACCCATTGCCAAACGTCAATTGCCGTACTTGCATACACAGCACAGCGCAAACTGACGGCACATGGCTATGCGAGCTGCGTAACACCACATTGCCCTACGAGCAGCAATTAGAAGGCTGTAGCGAACACAGATGGGTGCCGCAATTACTGCCAAACCTAAGCGTGCTAGAAGCGGAAGAAACCGCACTTGGCGCAACCGTCGTTTGGTACTGCCAAACGGGTGACAGTGATTGCTACGTGAACAACGGCAACGGCTCAATTGTTAGCCAAGCAGAATATGAGGTGAAGTTATGAATCACGGTTTTGCAGAAGATATTGAGCATATCGGTTTAATCAAGCGAATGCCAGACGGTCGCATAGTTCAGATTGGTACGACCGCACAACAACAGATGATGCTGCAGATGGTTTTAGCATCATTCTCGCAAGATAAGCCAATGGCTATATTGCCCAAAGAATACGACTTAGTGCTAAAAAGTGAGGCTAATTAATGTATAAGCTAAGAAACTACCAAGAGCGCACGCTCACTGAATTGTACGATTGGCTGAATCGCCACCCTGACGGCAACCCTGTTGTTGATGCTTGTGTCGGTGCCGGTAAGTCAATCATCATTGCTGAGTTTTGTAGACGTGCTATTGAGCAGTACCCACAGACTCGCATTGTTATGTGCGTCGCTAGCAAAGAGCTATGCCAACAAAACTTGGACAAGCTACGGGCAATATGGCCCGAAGCACCTGCCGGTGTTTGCAGTGCTGCCCTTGGTCAAAAAGACGTTGAATCACAAATCATCTTTGCAACCATTGGTAGTATTGCAAAACGAGCTCACGAGCTCGGCACTGTAAATCTACTGGTCGTTGATGAGTGCCATAACGTCAATACCGACAATGCCGGTATGTATCGCACTTTTATCAGTCAGCTTAAAGAGTTTGGCAGTCCTTACCTTTGCACCATTGGCTTTACTGGCACGCCCTTTCGCGGTGATGGCGTATGGCTATGGCAAGGCAAGGACCCATTATTTAAAGGCACAGCCACTCGCGTGTCCATGGATGAATTGCTTGAACAAGGCTACCTTGCGCCACTGGTCATCGATACTGAAACGCCTGAAACCATCGATACAAGCAATGTAAAAGTAGCTGGCGGCGATTATGTGATTAAAGACTTGGAAGGTGCGGTTATTGACCCTGCCATCATTAAATCAACCATTGACGATATGTTCAAGCGTGGCACAGAACGCAACAAGTGGTTAGTGTTCTGCGTCACCATTGCTCATGCCCAAGCGGTACTCGATGAAATCAATCACCGTGGCAAGATTAAAGCAAGCATTGTCACAAGCAAAACGCCCGCACGAATACGCGATGCGGTATTGCTTGACTACAAGGCGCCTACTGGCAGCCACCCCGATGTTATCGATTGCCTAGTAAATGTCGCTTGCTTGACCACAGGATTTGACGCGCCTGAAACTGACCTTATCGCCCTACTTCGCCCTACCAAGTCGCCCGTTCTTTACGTGCAGATTGCTGGACGCGGTATGCGGATTGCGGATGGCAAAAAAGATTGCTTATGGCTGGATTACACATCAACCACTCGTGACCTTGGACCCGTCAATCTAATCAAAGGTCGCAACAAGCAAAACAGCACTATTGAGCAAGGCGCGCCTTTCAAATATTGTCCTGACTGCGGCAATCCTAACCCCATTCATCTTGATGAGTGCATAGAGTGTGGCGCGTTCATGCCAAGTGATAGCAAAGACCCGCACGGCTTTAAAGCTGGTCAAGCAATGCCTCTGCATGGCTTTCAAGCTGCCCCTGAAGAGTGGTTTGATGTGCAGCAAATCGGTTATTACAAACACCCAGGCAAAAATGGCAAGCCGCCAACCATGCGGATTGATTATTTTTACAGCGAATTGGAAGAACCGATAAGCGAATGGAAGTGCTTTGAACATGAAGGCTTTGCCCTGCGCATGGGCTGCCAATGGTGGACTGACCACATGCCGCACGCCAATGTGCCATTTACCGTAGATGAAGCGCTTGAAATTATCCATGATCCAAGCCAAGGCGTCATTGCCCTACCAACTCGCATTATGTGCCAACGTAACGGCAAGTTTATGCAAGTTAAAAAATATCAGTACGGTAATACGCCAACCATGCCGAAAGTCATCAGCTATATGCCTAGCAATGCGGGCAACTTAATTCCATTTTGAGGTGTTAACCATGGCCAAGATTAAAAACCGCGACAAGCGTAAAAAGCAGACGCAGCGTAAGCAGAATCAAGCCAGACAACAAAAAATTGACGACGGCGAGTTTGTAAAATCCTTTACTGGTTATATGCAACTCTCATTTAAGCGTGAGACAGACGAAAAGACCATACGTGAAAACGTCATACGCTGCGACGACTGGTTAAAGAATAGCTATCAGATTTTTAAGAACCCGCGCCGCTACTTGGTTGGCGTCAAGCTCTTTAAGTTTGATAAATCGATAATACCCGCTGAATTGGAGTGGGCAACCGAAACCGAAATAGCAAAGGAAAACATTGTCGACCTCGCTGCAAGAATGGCAGATGAAATGGCAAACGGCCACGACGATGTTGATTTTGATAACTCTTTTATTCGCATTTATGCGTGAGGAATGATTATGAAATACACCGAAGAAGAAATGACCGCCCTAGCCGCTGAGCTGCTAGAAGTTGATTTGGGATTGCCGCAAGTTTGTCCGACTTGTGGCCATGAGTTGGAGGGTTGATTATGACTAACGACCAAATAAAAGAAATCGCACTGGCAAACGGCTTTAAGCTCAAAGAGCAGCCAAGCGGCGAAATGGATAAAACTGAGGAGAAATCATCATGACAGGAATTTACTACACCACTCAAGACCTTAAAGAAATATTCCAATGGAAATCTGACGATACACTGGCCCAGCGTCGTAAGTCGGGATTTTTACCTGAGCCGGATATTCAAGGTCGCCCTAACAAGTGGCTAAAATCAAAAATTGATGCTATTGTTGGTATTGATTCGAACCCAAAAGAAGGGGTCGAACTCGAAGCGCAAGACTAGCCATTTTTACCTATGACGGTATCGTTAGCGGTATCGTCTACATTTATCATAATAATAACTATAAATATCAATACTTTATTAAACCAATTCGAGTCCCTGTGGGCGCACCACAATACATAACTTTAACACCCTTTAACACCCTGCCAGTATAGCTTTCAGGGCTTTTTTGTGCCCTTTATCTACCAGTAGATACCATTAAATACCAGTTGCATACTGGATAAATTACAGTATTCTATACAGTATCGAATTAAAAACCGCCAAACGGATACTGTATAAAATGGCTAAATTTGTGAAACCCCTTACTAACACTCAGGTTAGCAGTGCCAAGGCTACTGACAAAATCCAAAACCTCACCGATGGTGGCGGTTTATATTTGCACATCAGCAAGGCTGGTACGAAATCATGGCGGCAAGATTTTACAACCCCTGTTACCAAGAAGCGAGTGACGATGACATTGGGGCAATATCCTGAAATTGGCTTAGCAGACGCAAGGCGGTTAAGGGAAACTATCAAGGCTCAACTAGCCAATGGTGAAGACCCGCGCAAGGTTAAGAAAGACGATGAACGGCAAAAGCTGCTAGAATCCAATAACACCTTTGAGATAATAGCGGAAGAGTACATATCAAGGCAGATACACCTATCACCCGCCACACACTCAAATAACCGCCGCTATGCCGCCTATTTAAGCGAGGTTATAGGTAGCATGCCAATTAGCCAAATCAAGCCTATAGACGTGCTGGACGCTTGCAAGCCTGTCGAATCTAAAGGCTTTCTTGAAACGGCATTAAAGATGAAGTCGCTGGCGGGTCAAGTGTTTAGGTATGGCGTGCAGACGGCAAGATGTGAGCGTGATGTTACTCAAGACTTGAAAGGGGCTTTAAAACAGCCGCCTGTGAAGCACTACCCTGCCATTTTAGACCCTAAAGAGTTTGGCGCTATGTTACGTGATATTGATGATTACAACGGCTTATTCGAGACTAGAAGTGCTTTAAAATTAATTGCGATGTTATTTGTCAGAGCTGGTGAAATGCGTTATGCTAAATGGGATGAGTTCGATTTAGAAAAAAAGACTTGGACTTTTACGCCCCGCAAGACAAAGCGCAAGATTGGCACGTCATTAATTGTACCGCTGCCTGATCAAGCTATTGAGATATTGACCGCCCTTTCTGAGCATAGAAGGAGTGAGTTCGTCTTCCCTGCCATTCACACCAGCGTCCAACCAATGTCCGAAAACACAATGAATCAGGCTCTCAAGCGGCTTGGCATTGCTGGTAATATCCACACTATACATGGCTTCCGCGCCAGCGCCCGGACCATGATTGTTGAACAGCTCAACTTTAGTGAACAATTAGTCGAAATGCAGCTTGGTCATCGCGTGCGTGACATGCACGGTCGTGCCTACAATAGAACAACTCTGATCAAAGAACGTAAAGAAATGCTGCAAAAATGGGCTGATTATCTAGATGAATTGAAATCGTAG